TAGCCGCAGCACTTTTTTGTTGCTGCTGTTGTAACTTAATTCTTTCTTTCTCTTCCTTCAACCAATTCATGAGCAATGAGACATACGTTTGCCTTTCCCAAGGCAACATATTTTCAATTTCACTCACAGACCACTTGTGATGCTGAACTAAACCAAAATTACAATTGAAATAGTTCGCTAAATTATCATAACCAAACATTAGCCGAAAAAATCGTCGATTCCTCGCACGAAAATTTTATGCTCAAATTCACATTTATTGCACTTCACATCTTTATGAGTTTCAACATAAGGCATTGTACTAAAGAAGTTCTTAAATGGCTCTAGTTGATCCAAACTCAACGCTCCCATAAAGTCATAAAATTCTTCTTTACTAAAACTTCCCGCCTCATATTTTGATTCTTCATCAAAGACATAATCTAAGTGTTCATAAATTAAATCTAAAATATTCTCAATGCTATCCATTTGAGAAGCAACAGATGCTGAAATCTTTAAAGAAGGATAGTTTAAAATGACACCAATAGAATCATTAATCATAACTTTGTTCGAATGATTCTCAGGCTCAACAACTTTCACTTCATTTAAATCAACCTCAAATGTCATATTGTTGCCGCATCTCTCATCATTAACAATATTTTCGCATTTATATGTTAGTTCTAAAACTTCTCCGACTGATTTAAGTCGAAGATTGATAAAGATAAGTTCTAGGTCAAATAGAGGAATATCATCAATATCAATTTCCTCTAATGCGCAATTGTTGATAATTTGTTTTACAGTCTCTAGGAGAGAAGAAAGATCTTGGGCTTCTTTAGCCATCAACAACAACTTTTCTTCTTTCACAAGAAATGGTCTAAATCTAACCTTTCTATTCAAAGACTTTAAATACACGTCAAAAATTGGATAATCTAATTTTGGTAAAGCCATAATTTACTCCATATTATTACCAACCACCAGAAGCACCACCCCCAGCAAATCCTCCTCCACCACCAATAAATGGTTTTGTTTTCGGTAGAGTTAACGAATTTGTAGGTCTTAAATTGAATTGCCCAGCTGATGTGCTTGCAACTCCATCGACAGATGCTGAAGAGGTGCGAATAGGTTCTTGTGTAGGAACTGATGGCGCACTCACATCCAGCCAACGATCAAATTTAATGGAAACAGAAAGTCTATGAATATCATCTGTACCCCAATTCAAATTCAATGCATTTACAGTTGCTGGAAATGCATTTAATAATTTGCATGCGTATATTACAGAAGGTTTTGGTGCGGAACCGCTTTCAGATCCTGGAGTACCTTCGCTGTATTGGCGAATTACCATGTCAGTAACATAACTTTGTTTATAATTTACCAGGTATGTTTGTTTTGGGATAATGAAGTCTAACCATCGGTCGAAAAAGCGTTTTTCCCAAAGATCGCCAGCACAAATAAAGGTCAAGGTTAAATCGCCGAATGCTGGAGTTCCAGCAACTGGAGTCGGTGCTCCAAAGATCTTACTTTCTACTGTGTTAATAGTATATCCAGGCAATTCTGCAGATTCACACTGAAGCGAGAGTTCCTCTGCCGTTCCATATGATTGCAAGAATGGAGGGACCGTAATGATAACATCAAATTTAGATGTTTTCGAGAATCCTGCATGAGAATCGAAATGCGCGATAAATTTGTTTACATTAAATGCCATTACCTTTTATACACCATCTTTTGCGTTGGTAAGAAGATCGCAGTTTCCCAATTATTCGGCTCAATGTAAATCATAGAAGAAACGATATGATTCAATAGATATCTTTTTAGACAGTCTTGAATCATTTTATATCTGCGCGATTTCGCGAGCAAATCATACGATAAACGAAACTTTGTTGTATCGTCATATTTATCGTTGTTTATAAAATCGTGCAAGCGATCTAAAAGAGCGAGTCGACTGTATGGATCGAGATAATGTAGGTTTAACCCTAAGAATCCGTCTGGATACATTTCTATGGGAATGACTAGAGGAAACTTATCCCAAACTGGGAGAACATCTTTAAGTTTCGGATCGTACTGATAGGTGTACATACGACCTATAAACGCTCTTGGAGAGATTCTTCTAGCGTCATTTAGCACATTCGAACGATCAGCTGGCATTCGAAGTGCCATTAGTTTATTGCCAAGCCATGTTCTGGCTTCTGCGCTTCGTGGTCGAATACCAGCAGCGGTCATTTCTCGACTTAATTTATCGAATAGTGATGGCATTAGATTCCGAGATGTTCCTCTGTTATAACCTTAAAAGTCCATTGCTTATTCTTGCAATACTCTGTCGCAGCCTTCCATTTCGCCTCATTGACGCCCCAAGTCATAACCTCATTGATGTATCTTCGTGTAATCTTCGACTTCTTCTGTGGAGGAACAGACTGGCTTTTAGGTTTTACCTCTAAAATGAGAGACTCAATCACACCAATTTTATTCTGTACCCTCACAAAAAAGTCGGGAAAATAACGATGCCAACGATTATCTACAGGCGATAAATAAGGAATTACGATCTCTTCGTTCGACCAACCAACAACGTTGGTATTTTCGTCTAAATGCACCATAACTCTTCTCTCCCACAAACTTCGATACCATATGTTTGTAGGATCGCCTAAATATTTATTGGTATTTTTGGGACTGAATTTACCTGAATATGCCATGAGACTATTTAGAAGAACTTTTAGGGAATCTTAATGCCATCTCCTATCTCACCTATGACGATTTCTCAAGACCTTAACCCATACGCAGCAAAAGGTCCCCTTGAGAAACTTACGAGAAACGCATTCGCATCGTCAGATTTACGATATCCAATTGATCTCGGAACTAATAATTTCGAAGGTCTTCATTACATCACTTTTTACATCAATGTACAGGAAAAGTCGCAATATAACGTTACTGAAAGAACTGGAGTTGGTGCTACCATTAACGCAAATAGAGAACTTGATGCTGGTGGCGGTATTGGTCAGCTGGCTACAGAGGGTGTTGGGTTTTTCGGTTCTTTAGTTAGTGGTGCTGCGTTTGGTGCAGCTGCAGGTGAGATTGGTGGACAATTAGGTTTTGCTCTTGGTGGACCAGCTGGTGCTGTCGGAGGAGCTGTTGGTGGTGGTGTACTTGGTGGAGCATTGGGTACTGCAGTTGTTGAATCAATAAACCTATCAAGAAAAACGAAAAGAATTAGTTCAACGATATCGATGTATATGCCTGACACAATTAATCAGCAAATTGTGCATGAGTATGGCGAAATTTCTATGACGGAAGCATTGGGTATGGTTGGTGCGATTGGACAAGGCGCGTCATCAGTTGGGGCGAGTGTTGAAGGATACTTCAACGAAACATTTGGTGATGGGACTAAAGTCAATTTAAAGGGTGCTGGTGTTGGTTCTCTCGCTGAACTCGGTGGAACGCTCGCAGAAAAATCTGGAGTGTTTGGAGCAGGCATGAAAGAAGCCATTCTGTTTTCTGCTGGTCTTGCTCTCAATCCCCAAGTTGAAATTCTCTACCAGAAAACAGGACACAGAGAATTCTTATTTGATTTTAAGATGATTGCACGAAGCGTTGCAGAAGCCTCTGCAATTCGTAAAATTATTAAACAATTTAAATTCCATTCAGCCCCAGAACTACTCCCAGGATCACAAGGACGTTTCTTCATTCCACCAGCAGAATTTGATATCAAATTTTTCTATAATGGAGCAGAAAATACAAACATACATAAAATATCATCTTGTGTATTAGTTGGTATAGACGTCAACTATGCATCAGCTGGTCAATGGACAACATTTGATGATGGTATGCCAGTAGAAGTTTCAATGCAATTAAGATTTAAAGAACTCGAACTTATTCATAAAGCTCGTGTTGAGGAAGGCTACTAATGGCATCTTTAGGATACTTTAATTATTTTCCTAAAATTTTATACACCTTTGATAAGAACACACTAAATCAACAGGCTGTTACTAATATTTTTGCTAGATCTACTTTCTTGAAAGAGATCTCAGAGAATTCGGCAATTTATTTTAAATACCAAGTTCAAGATTCAGATACACCAGAAATCATTGCCCATAAAATTTATGGAAGTGAATATCGTAGTTGGATTATTTTATTATTCAACAAATATATTAATCCTTTATATGAGTTCCCATTGAAAAGTTCTGTACTTGATGAATACGTTGTGAACAAATATGATCAAACAATAGAACAAGCGCAAACAACAATTCATCATTATGAAGAAGAGACTACAAAAACAGTAACCTATAATGGAATTAAATTTTATGAGTCGATAGATTCACATATAATTTCAGATAAAGAATACAATTTTGTTACTTTGACATTAGTTGATAGAACTCTTCCAGGAACGGCTGACACCTCTCTTGTTGTGAGCAGCGAGCAAAAAACTTTAGATAATGGTCAAACGGTGACTATTGTTATTAGAAATAAGGCTATATCAAATTATCAATACGAAGTTAATGAGAATGAGAACAGAAGAACAATCCAATTAGTTGACCCCTCTTATGTGACTCGCATTGAGCAAGAATTTAAACAATTAATGAGAATATGATTTATTATGGAATCTCCTGGTTTAACAAACTCTAAAGATTATGAGATAAAGGTGCTAGATTTAATTAATTCTGGCGGTCAAGTCGTTGATGTAAGAAAAATCTTTATGGAACTTCAATTGTTCCAAGATATCTACTCTTCAGTCATGAGCGGAACGATTGTAATTCAAGATGGTCACGACATCTTTTCTAACTTTTATTTTTGCGGAAACGAGTTTATTCGAATTTCTATCGATAAACCATCTCTTGGAAAACCTATACAAAAAGTCTTTAGAATTTATAAAGTTGGTGGTAGAAAGCCTGCATCAGATTCTGGTCAAATTTATTCTTTATTTTTCTGCTCTGAAGAATTGATATTCTCAAATCAAAAACGAGTAAGTAAATCATATAAAGGATTGAGAACTGCAGATATTATTCGCGACATCTTAATCAAAGAACTGCAAGTTGACCCTACTCGAATTGGAGCATTAGAAAGGACTTCTGGTGTTTATGACCTTGTTGTTCCAGGATATCGTCCATTTGAAGTTGTTCAGTGGGCTGCATCACGTTCATATGATGCGTCTGGAAAGTATTGCTATTTCTTTTATGAAGACAGAGATGGCTTTCAGTTTAAATCATACAATACAATGATTAAACAAAAAACAATTAAAGATTTAAAATACGAGATTAAAAGAGTTGATCAAATTGATCCTGCATTAAATAAAGATTCTATTGATAGAGTTGAGATTAAACACGACTTTGATATTTTGACTACGATGGCAAATGGTGGTTATGCATCTAAATTACTTTCTGTTGACATATTCAATCAGTCATTTAAGTATGACAATTATTCGATTGATGTTGCAGAAGGTCAGAAAAATTTAATTAATGAATTCAAAGCAACTAATAGTTTAAAAAATTATGATAAAATTCCTATCACCAAAGCATTTGACTCCTATTTCTTAACAAACATTGCAATAAATGATACATCTTCCGAAAAAAGTAATGATCGCGATAAATGGTTGATGACAAGAACATTGCATATGACTGCAATGCATACTTTTAAATTGAATATCCTTATTCCTGGAGATATTTTACTCAAAGCAGGTGATATGGTAAAATATGAGTTTCCAAAATTTGAATCACCAGATCCATCTGGAAAAGATCCTGATGAATATAGAACAGGAAAATATCTTGTAGCAGCGATCTGCCATAAATTTTCTGGTGGGGATAAAGGTGACTTTGAGAGTATCGTAGAACTTGTTTCTGATTCAGTGTCAAAACAAATTCCATCACCCAAAGATGGGCTTGATAAAGTGACAAGAAGATTCACATGAAAGCACAAAAGAACTTTATTGGTCTCGAGGGGTTCATTTGGTGGGTTGGTGTTGTTGAAGACCGACAAGACCCTGAGCAACTCAATAGAGTTAGAGTTCGCTGTTTTGGTTGGCACACAGAAGATAAAAAACGAATTCCGACAAATGCACTACCGTGGGCGCACCCAACCATTCCAGTAAATAGTCCTGCTGCATATAATCCAAAAGAAGGCGACATGGTTTTTGGATTTTTCCTTGACGGAGATCAGGCACAAAATCCCATCATAGTTGGAGTTTTTCCTGGCAAACCAGATAAGAAACCAAATTATGAAAATGGATTTAGCGATCCAGGAACAACATTAAGTAGCAGACCAAAACGTCCTGATGATGCATCTGAAAAATATCCAAAATCAAAGTATTTGAAAGAAGCAACAACAAACAGACTTGCTCGAGGTAAGGCTGAAGGCACAGTCATTAAAACTAGAAAAGATAACAAAACTAGTGGGATTAAATCAGCTGGTGGTGTTACATGGTCTGAGCCTAATCCTGCATTTGCACCAAAGTATCCATACAACTATGCACACGAGTCGGAATCTGGTCATGCATTTGAACTAGATGATACACCAGAAAAAGAAAGAGTTCATTTAGCCCATAGAATGGGATCTTTCTTTGAGATCGATTCTCAAGGCAGCAAAGTAGAAAAGGTTGTAAAGGATAATTACACTCTCATCATGGGCTCTGATCACGTTTATGTGAGTGGAAAATGTTCTGTA